ATTTGTCGCATATATTGTGCCATTACATCAGCATGTTGTGCCATCAACAACGCATTAGCTTTTGCCGTTTCACGTTGTTTTCTATCGGTACTTTCGCCAATCGCTTTAACTACTTTGTTGTACACTTCATAGCCACTCTTGGATAATTGCATCCGTAACGCTATATCGTTATCCGCTAATGTGAAAATCTTATCATGCAATCTCTCAAGGCTTTCAATTTGTTGCAAGGTATGTTCCATATCAGCATGATGAATATTGCTTTGGTTAAGTGCTTCCGCATTATCAGCGAATGCAGTTTGTGCTTTTGCTACGCTTGAATGAAACGCTGCACGTCTACGTTCTGCGTTAGTGCGTGGTGCTTTACCGCCATTATTAGACTTGTAATCAGTCAGCCATTGTGGCTCTACACCACTTGCTGTAGCTTCTTTAATATCATTGTCCATGTTGTCAAAGTCGCTTGCGTAGTTTTCACGATAGTCTTGCACTAGATTTTTATACAAATTATTGTATGCTTGCTTAACCTGTGTAGGATTAGCAAATACTTGGTCTAGTACTTCACGATCTACATCGCTTGCATCTTCAAATTCATCACGGATAATGCTTTCTTTAACTCGTTGTGCTTTCTTTTCTGTTGCATCAACTAGGTTGTTATTAAAGGCTTCCACTTCCGCTTTTGCACGTTCTAGCGTTTTCATAGACATACCGCCACGAGTAAAGTAAGTACTTTCTTCTAGTGCCTTTACAGTTTCTTCCGTCAAGCCACCGCTTAATTGTGCATACTTTCCGATTGGTACAGGAATATCTGCATCAGCTTCAATGCTCTTTGATACTTCCTCTTGTGTTACCAAACCACTATTAATCATATTCTTAATGGCTTGTTGGCCTTGCTCTGTTTCTGCCATTTCGTTGACATTCACATATGCAGTAGATACACCTACATTATCGCCCTGTGCTTGTACAATTTTTCCGTACAACTCAGGGTTTTCTTCTGCCATTTTGTTTGATGCTGCATCTTGTTTCAATGCTTGCATGATAGCCGTACCATTCCGATTTTGCTCGGCCATGATTGCGTGTTGTTGTTCTTCTGGTGTTAGCTTTTGAAATTCATGGAACGCTTTCATGGTGTGGATGCCACTAATACCGCCACCAATTGCACCCAAACCAATAACAGCTGGTAGTGCTTGTAACATTGCACCGCCTGCACCTACTGCCATATCACCTATAGAATATGCTCCCTCTGGGTCATTATTATTGCGGTATAGGTTATGTTGGAATTTTTCGTTAATGTCTTGCAAGCCCTCTTCGACTAATTCAGAACCGCCAGCCTTAACAGATGCTTTGGCCATTTGTGCAACAGTAGTGCCAATACCTCTATTGAATGTTGCGATTGTATCACTTGTAGCACCTTGTAATACTTTTGACATAACCGCTTTAGGTGCTACTTTACCTACACCTTTAATCATGAAACGTGTAGATGCCATTTCGATACCTGTATCAACTGCAGCATATGTCATAGCGTATTTATAGGCTTCATCATTAGAGTATACTTTGTTACCATTTGCATCACGTTTATTAATGAGTTCTAGGTATTTATTACCAAATGACATTTTGTACATTTCATAGGCCATGTCAGCACCGCCACCCCATTTAGCACCAGTTAATGCACCTGCACCTATACCTACACCATCGGTAGTTAAACCACCAATTACCGCACCGATTGCACCGCCTATGATTGCACCTGTACCGCCTTGTTTACCCATCATGTATGCTTGTGCTGCCGTTTGTCCGAATACTTCTTGTAATGGATTAGTTCCGTCAGGTGTTCGGTAGTTGCGCAAGTTATTTTGCAAGCGTTCCATTTCTGATGTTAATTCGTTAATACGTTCAGGGTCTTTTGTATGTGCCAATTCAAATCCAACATCACCTAACTTCATCTGATCGTTCATAGACCAAATACCTTGTTGAATTGCATCGAACGTAGATTTCGTAGCACGAATTGATTGTAGATTGTTGATTGCTTGTAATTGTTCCGCTTGTGAACCATATTTCACTTTATATAGTTCAGGAAATTCATCGTATATATCTTGTAATACTGCGCCACGTTCAACTCGTCTTGATAAATAATCAGCACGTTCAAATGCTTTATCATCACCACGCATAATTACATCAGGGTCAATATCTAATACTTTCCCCATTCTAACTGCTTCGTTATAACGTAGGGTATCATTATTGTATAGAAACAATCTATCCGTATTACTAACAACACTTGTAGGAAGTACCTTTTGTAATGACTGTCCTAGTGGTTCTAAACCTTGGTATGGATTGTCAGCTTTACCAAACGGATAATATGTAGTTGTACCATCAGCATTAGTTTCTTCCATTGTGCGTGGTGTGTTTGCAATAGCCTTAATTGCATTAATAGCATTATCAACTACTTGTGCCGTTGTATCTATCCCTGCACCTATTGCATTACCCACTTCAGTAAAACCGCCAGTAGGTTTAGACTGAACACCAGCACTAGCACTAAAAGATGGTGATGTTTTAACATAGCCATTCTGTACAGCTAGTGCTTCTTGCCGTTCTTGTTCAAGTGTTTGTTTAGCCATTTTTAATCTCCGTTATCGTTATATCTTCTTTGCATGTTGTTATACACGCTTTCGTAAATATCTCTTGTTGAGCCATCTTGATATGTTACACGCACATAATGGTTGCCAACAGGTTCAACATGCACAATACCCATCGCTCTATTGCTTGCTGCGCTAATAGGTGCGCTATAATCATCACCATCACCGAAATATGGTTTTTCCGTACTTCGTAATGTTTGTGTTACCAATGCGCCCTCAAATATATCATGCATTTCCGCTTCTGTAGGCGCTCTGCCGTGTTTGCTTTCAAAGTCAGCTTTACGGCTTAACATCTCTTGTTTAACACCATATTCAAAACTTGAACGCAATGATTTGTCAGCAGGCAACGCACTTTGTATTTCGCTATCATAAGGTGTTAAATCAATTTTGTTGGCCTTTAATCGGTTATCGTTTGCTTCAAGCAACACTTCATCAAAGCTATCATCAACAACTTTATCAGGGTACACTCTCTGTGCGTGCGCTAGTGTTTCTTCGTATGTATGAGTTTCAGCATATTTTTTTAACTCAAACTTTTGTTTTGCATTCAGTTTAAGGCCTTTTTCATACATAGAATCAAGTTTAGGTCGCATTGATGCTTCTGTACCGCTCCACGCTTCCTTTTCCATATCGGTCTGTGCGCCTGCTGCTTGTGCGTGTGCGTAAGATGATGCACCTACATAATCGCCTTTTGCTATTAATTGGTTATATACAATTTTAGCTGCAGTAATTCTATCTTTAGCCTGCTTGGCTTCGATGTTCATTTGCATTGTCAGCCAACCTTTATAATTTTCACGGCCTTGTTTAACAGCCTTTTCAATCTGATCTTCAGAATAAACAGGTTGACCGCCTTTAGTCATAGGTGCATTGCGCATTAATTCTTTATAATGGCCTGCATCTGCGCCATAATATCCACCTGCTTTTAACTTGTCAGCGTATTCATCTATACTCTGTGCGTTGACTGCGCCATTCGGTTTAATATAGTGTTCAATCCAATCATCCACAAACTCTTCATCGGAATTATACACTTTGTAATAATTCGTTCCATCTGGTTGTTTGTTATCTTCTCCATTAGGCTCTGATTGAGTTAATCCTGCATAGTTACGATTTTCTTTTGCCAGCCTACTGAGTTCACCGCCAAGCGTTCCCTCTGCATACAACTGCCTATATGCAATTTCTGTATTGATACCATACTTATTATGTGCATATTGTGCTAGCTTCCATAAATGTTGATTAGCACCAACACCTGACTGCATGGCTTCCTTGTTTTTGGCTTCCATTTGCGAACGTATGCGTGAACCCATAATGTCCATACCACGATTTACATCATCGCCTGCAGCCAATCGAATTGCGCCGAAATCGTTTTCATTGTTAGCGATTTTGTTTATACCCATTTGTTGGTACATTTTCCTGTATGGTGTTAATACATTCTCACTAGCAAGCCCAGTTAATGCAGTCAACTGCTTATCCAATGTTTCTGAATTATTATCAGCAACAGTTTTATCTAATAAGGTTTTAGCATTAAGATCATAGTTTTGTTGTTTTTTAGATGTTATTTGTTCATCATCAAGCCCTAATTGTTTACCAGTTGCTTCTATTAAATCGCCTGTTAATGTTAATGTTTTCATTTGTTGATTAACATCATTCGTTTGTAACAGATTGTTATTCAAGTTATTGATTTGATTTTGTGTAGCAGTGCTTAGTGCATCCTCGTACTGACCTCTCATGTACCTAGATATACCATCTAAATCGTTTGTTTTTGATGTTTCAACCGCTTTATTGAAAGCGTTTACCGCATCAGTTGTACGTAAGTTATATTTAGCAGCAAGTTCGCTTTGGAATTTTTGTGTACTTTCAAGGTATGTAGGTAGTATCCCTTGCGCATTCATCCCTTTTTGGTACATTAACCCTTTATCTTTATCAAATTTTAATTCAGTTACTTTTTGATTAAATTCATTAATAGCATTTGTAGCATTGATATAATCTTTTTGTTTATCGATTTCAAGCCAAGTTTTAGATGCATCATCCAATGCTTTTGCAAACGTGTTAATTCCGTTTTGGTTAACACCATATGCTTCCGCATTGATTGTTGGTCTAAACTCACCATTAACTGTATTCAATCTTTCATTTTGTTCATAATTAACTAATTTCATAGTTACCTGCCGTTAAAAGTCCAAACTTTCTTAACTGTTTTAACTGGTCTTTCTGTTACACCATTTACATCACCGCCATATTGAGTTGTGTATTTACCACCTGCATATTGTTGTTTCATCCCATATATACTAGATGCACCACTCAAGATAGTACCAAGCATTTGCAATCGCCCTTGCGTTTTAGCATTAGATGCAGCTGCTCTTGCACTACTAGCTTCATTGCGATAATTAACCCCATTAAGATATTCATTGTAGATACTGTTATTCTTGCTAGTTTCCCAATTGTTAATATCCTTGTTATATTCATCGTAGCTACTAGCCATTAATTGTAATGGTGTACCACTCATGGATAACCCTGTAGCGCCTGCTTCTGCCGTATTCTGCCCTGCAATCAACCGCATTTTATTGTCCATCTTATCTCGCTCTTGTAGTGCTTGATTGGCAATATCCTGTTGTTTCCTATCAGATATTCGTGCATTAGCTTCCGCTGCTTGTGCCTGTGCATTGTACATTGCAGTTTGTGCTTTGGTTTGTTGATGCTGACCCCATAATTGAGTAACCATTTGACCTGCCATCAATGCAATAGGATTACACATTCACATCCCCCTTTCTTAACGTAAATAATTCTATTCCGTTATGTGTAATATCAGAATGAATAACCGCCCCTAGTGATGTTAGCCATCGCTTCGAGCGGTTATTTTTCTTATGTATGAAATTGAATAAACATTCATGAGTAGATAACCACTCTTTTATGATTGCGTTACTTCTCTTTAGAAATTCTTTTTGTAATTTCAAATTAGTATCTAGTATCTTATTTCCCAAGAAATAAATGCAGTACATTCCGTTGATTGGCTTTTTTGAAATACCATATACGGCTATTGGTGCATCATTCTCAATTACAATGTGGTTTTCATAATCATCACTGCATATATCCCTTACAAAATCATTTTTTCCATAATTCGGAAAATTTTTGTTCGCTAGATTGACCTCTAAGGTGTCTATGGCTCGTAAGTTGATATATAAGTCATGAATTAATGAAGTGTGCCTTACAGGGCAAATCTCAAAGTCCTGTAACATTTGGAAAACCACCACCTATTTCTATTTCTCTTGTTACGCTTAAAAGGTTAAATGGATAAGGTTTTTCGTGCAAAATACATACAGATGCATCTGTTGAGTACACTCCATCGAATTTTGGCAATATACATACCTTATCACCGCTATATAATTTGAGTGGCGGTAATGAAATATCATCCATATGGTTGAAGTTTCTTCCGATTTTGCCACCAAATGAATTTAAGATGTTCATCGATAATCTACTCATCGTTAATTGTCGGCCTTGTAACGTACCATCTTGTATTTGCATTTCAATACTTGGAATACGTAATCGTGTAGTGTAGTTAATACCAACGGCTACGCTTTGTGCCTTACTATCGATATTAATAATTGCCGTAGGTGGTACTTCCTTAATAGGCCGTTCCCTACCATTTACAACGATTTGCACATCCTCACCAATCAGATGAGGTACTGTGATAGTGCTGATATTCTCTGTACTTGTTTGTCTGATATAACAATCCATGTATACGTTGTTATTATCCGCATTGTACATTGGCTCAAATCGTTCTATACACATCACTGTACCGCTTTTAAAATCACGCTCAACGATTACATACAAACTGTCTTGTTCGCCCTCAGCTACACTCTCAGCATATTTGTATTTGCCTTTTGTGGTGAAGTGCGACCATGCATACACCTTTTGTTCTGGTATATATGTTAGACAATCGATATTGCCATCATCTGTAACGTAATAAACGATACTATCTGGATCTTGTGCATAAGCACTTGTAATAAAATTACGATACTTGGTTAAATGCTTAACGAATAGAGTTAAGTCAGCCCCTGTGTAGTTATCGCTTTCATACGAGTAACCTAAATCACGCACTACGCACCCTCTAGCCTGTACATATACACATCTATTCCCTATGTACTGTGGCTCACATTCAGATGCACCACGTTGGGTTTGTGTTCGCAAGTTACAGTTAGTCGGTGTGATAGTTTTAGAACCATCTATAATCCATTCATTACCGCTAGTCAAAATCAATAAGTCATTAGCAGGTATCAAATGTCGAATGTCATACATTTTGCGGTTAATTACTGGTAGTGTGATTGCGCTATCATCTGTAATCGTACCGCCTACCTTTTCTACACCAAAGTTGGAATAATCACCTGTTCGACTAAACCATATGTAGTTAGGATATTGAGTACTAGATGCTAGAATAAATCTATCTTGATAAAACGTACATACACGAGGATAACCAAGGCCTTTACCCCATTGTCCAAATCTGAATTTAGAGGTAGCTTCGTTATCTACAACGCTATTCAATACATTGACTTTAACATGCTTGCTATCAACAAATTCTTTGATTTCAACTACACCATAATTAGAATGTGGCAAGAATGATAGGTCTACATTAACGCTACCACCTTTTAAATCAGATACAACTTTCAATTTAGCACTAGGTGTAACCTTGCCTGTGTCGGTTACGTTGTAGTCATTATTGGATGTGTACACCCTATAATCTTTCCATGTAGTGCCATTGTCATTACTGATTTGGATTTTAACAGTGCCATTCCAAGTGCCATGTGATGTGAATTTCCACGATAAATCCTCATCACTACTGAATTGTTCTACATCATAATTGATGTTGTTGTATTTATTTTCAGCCATAAGAATACGTTCATCATCACCATCATAACTGCCTTTTATCACTTTTCCTATTTCACTTGTTATAATCGCTTTTACATAATGTTCAATCTGCATTACAGAATGAACCATATCAGCGTTGAATATATCTTTTGTGGCGGTTAATGTATCGCCATTTAAGATTACAGTACTTTCTTTGTCTATGTTGACTTCGCCGTATGGTTGCTCTGATAACTTGTATGTATCAAATCGCCAGTCTGTATCACTATATCGTGATAGCGTTTTAACAGGATACTTACCACTACAAATGAACATTACATCACCACTTTGGATGCAGTTCAATTTATCGACTACATCACTTTCAAATGGTGTTTCTAGTTCGATACCTGTATAGATACCATTTCGCCACACTCGGATGTACTGTTCTCCTATTTCAAGTAGGAATGATTTATTCTTCTCGGCCGTAAACTCAAACAGTCTTGTAGACTTATCTTTGTTTTTAACTTGCCCTATATACTCTGACCCTTGCCGTCTAGCCACCGCCCCGTAAGGTCTAATGACTGCATTTTCTGCTAATAGCAACGCACTTTTAAACTGATCTAGGTCAAACCGCCTAGATACATCAGGCGAAATCTCACCTGTTGTAAATGCAAGTTGTGATATATACATTGGTTTCATGATTACCAGCTCCTTGCTTTTACATAGTTAGAAATATATGGCATATCTTGCCTACGTTCTTTAGCACTCAAACTCTTGGCTTCTTGCGTTGCTGCTTGATAGAGTTTATAGCATTGGTCAAATAAACCACTATTACCAGTTAATGGCATAGCTAAATCAGAACCCATTTTAGACTTCAATGCTTGAATAAATACAGGACTAAATATATCTATATCTTGCACATCGTACACATAATCGATGTACGCAAGCGGTACATCGCTTACTATGTACTTTGTGTTATCATCAAAACTAAATACATCATATTCTTTTTGGCTTTCCGCTTTAAATCGTTCCCCTTTAGGAATAACCCCAAGGATACGGATACACTTTTCAGGATACGCATAAACAAATTCATAGCCAGCTAGTTTATGCTCAGATAACACACACTCTTCACGCTTACGTGCAAAATTCCATTCGTATTGAGATAGTAGCATCTTGCGTGTCGCATCATAGTGCAATCTGCATTGTCTAGCCGTTTCTGTTTCTTCGTCAAGGCCGTATATCCTACCGCCATTGATTAATGACAAAGCCATGTTGCAAATATCAGTAGGTGTCATATTGCCCCCTTTTTATAGTGAAAAAGAGGGATGCATAAGCACCCCTCATTCTGTTATTCTGCAGTTTCTTCCGATTTCTTGCCTTTAGATTTAGTCTTTGGCTTTTCTTCGCCATCTTCGGTTTCTTCTGTTCCTACAGCTTCAAACAAATCATTGAAGTAATCTTTATCGTATTCAGCTACTTCTTCTTTTGTAAGTTCTACTGTTTGTCCTTCTTCAATTAAACCCTTTGTATTGTGATACAAAGTTACTTTTGCAATATATTCCATGCTACCCCCTATTTGCTAGTGATACCGCTAGTTAAGAATACAGAAATTGTGCCAGCCGTTGCATTGTTGACATTAGCACGTGTATAACGTTTAACACCATTTGCCAAGCGCACTTTATATTCGTACCCAGCTGGTGCATTGGCTGGTAATGTAATACCATGCAACAATACAGGGTTAGCAATGTTTTCTGTATCAGATGTATATACGTTGATTAATGCAGTACCAGTTAATGCTTTATCTACACGAACAACTAACCACAAGTTAGGGTCAGCATCACCGCTAGTAACCATAACATCGGAGCTGACATTGCCAGATAATTCACGTTTCCAATGGAATGTATTTAAAGTATCGATAATCATGTATTTTCTCCTCTCTACTATGCAGTAACACGTGCTTCGGTGGAAAGCAATGCATCAATTTTACGAACAGGAATACCATTCGCACGAGTAACCATTTTACCCATTTCCATATCTTCTGTGATAGTAGAACCATGTACTTTGTTTTTTTGCAAGCGTAAGAATGTACGCAATTCTTGGTTCATGTACCATACTGGACGACATCCTGTGAGAGATTGCATTTTTTCTTCTGCACGGATCATCAAGTTAATCAAGTTAGGGCCTGCGGAAATATCTTCTTTGATAGATTTCATATCGATATTAGCAATACGTACTACATATCTCCAATCACGCACGGATAAACCGATGTTTTGTTTGAAATGGGTACGATAACCTTGGAACATAGAACCATCAGCTTTAGTTACTGTTACTTCGCCCAAATCTTCTTGTTCTAAACCGCCTTGACTGCCACGTGGATAAATACCATGTACAGTAAGAGGGCCCCAACCTACGAGCCACATAGAAGCAAGGTTAGCGGTACCGCCTGCATCAATAATATTTTTAGCACAATCAGCTTTTTTAATATCCAATGTATTAAAACGTGCGGATAAGCCAATGAATTTTTCTGGTGTAGTTTCATCACCATAGAAAAGTGTGCGTGCGATTTCTTGGCCCATGCTTTCAACAAATGCAGCATCTTCTGTTGCACGGAACGCTACAGGGTCATTGGAAAGTTTAACCAAGTCTTTATCCACTTCGGAATATGCTTCCAACATACCACAAGTATCTGTGATTTGTTTTGTAGTGGATTTAGATGGTTGTACACCACCATACAACATACGCCATGTTGTGGATGGTAATCCAGTACGTACAGTTGTTTTGTTAGATGTACCATCATTACATTCAATCATTGTCATGTCTTGAATGATTTCATTTGTTTGGTTCAATTGCTCAATAATTTGTGCAATTTTACCATTTGGATCCATACGAGTTTGTAAATCCAATAATGTAGGATTGTTAGTTCCAATTGTAGCCATTAATTAATCTCCTTTAGTCTTTAAACATGGACGGATACATATTCCGTCTAATAGCTTCGTCAGATTGATTATTTGCAGGTCTGTTGTTCCCTGCGTTGTTATCTTCGCTTGCCATACCAGCAATATGTGCGAATAGTTGAATTACTTCTACACGATTACCCAATCCATTTTCAGCTAGGATTTCACGGATATTAGGAATTGTCTTTTCTACTGCTTCAACACCTGCGGCCGCTTGGCTAACAGTAGTATCGAATTTGTTCCCTAATACCTCACGAGCGTTATCTGCGTAACCTTTGTATTGTGCATTGAGTGCTTCTTGCTTTTGGTTTTCGTAAGCTGTTACAAGATTAGTAGCGTATTGATTGCCAAACTTAGCCATCTGTAATGCTTGCTCTTGCGTTGCGCCTACACCATTAAGCATTTTAGAAAACTCATCTGCGATGGTTTGGTCAACTTCGCCACCCTCAAATGCAGTTGAGAAATCATATACAGTAGGTTCTGCAGGTTGGTCGGTGTTAGTATCACCGCCACCGCCTAAAATCGTACTTTGTTGGTCTTGTGTGTTCGTGTCCTGTGGTGTACCACCATTTGCACTATCCGTGTTATTGTTTGTGCCTTGTTCTAAATTTTCATCCATGGTTATTCACCTTTCTTTAATTCGTTTTCTTCAAGCGTTTTAAAATATTTTTGCATCTGAATATTTTCGAGTTGTGCCAAGTGGTATTTCTTAACACCCTCTACACCATCGCCAATCTTTCCTAAATCGTTTTGTAATAAAATAGCAACAGCCCTCATTCCCTCATTGAAGAATGTTGTACTGTTGCCTGTGAATGATTGGCTATTCAGTTTTGCTCGGTCAAGAATGCGATAAAAAAACCACCTACCGAGTTCATCACTCAGTACGTGGTTTAGCGCTTCAATATCACGCTCTCGCATATAATCTCTTTTTTGTTTCATCTAGTACCCCATTCCCATTAACTGTTGCATTACAGGGTTTCCATCATTTGCTGCATCAGTTGCTTGTTTAGCCGCACTAGCCATTTGAGGTGCTAATTGTGCCGCTTGCATCATTTGTGCTTGTTCCTCTTGTTCTTGTTGTGCCTGTTGTTGTTCTTCCATCTTAGCTTGGTAGTCATCATTCGATACAATTACTTTTGCAGGAACGCCGAGGTTAACACCATAATAATCCGCCGCTTCTTCAAAATTGAATTTTTGTAGGATATTAGGATTGCCCTGTGCCAATGACATTAAGAATGCGAAATACTGCTCTATAGAAGTTAATGAAGATACTTTCTGTGCCTGTGCCAATGGTGAAATGTACTCTATCTTCACATCTTGGCCGTTTAACTCTTCCGCTAATGCTTCATCGATTGGCGGAAACACACCTGCACGATCTAATATCGCATAGGTACGTTCGATAATCGGATTAAGAAATTCAGATAGTAGCCTTTCAACTACTGGCCCTAATTGTTGTAACTTCTCTTGCGTGCGTTCCATGACTTCCCTTGCCGTCATTTGTCCATTGTCCATGTTATCGAGCATTAGGAATAAGTCAGCGCTATATGCACGCTTGATACTGTCTTTAACTTCAATGATTTGTTGCATTATCCAATCGAGATTGATACCTACATTAAAGATAGGTTCAACCTTACCGCCTGTATCAACTTCTGTTATACCGCCAGGAAACAGTGATACACTACCGATTACATCAGATGTTACGGCCATTGGTGGTTTTACCCCTAACTCAATAGCGGTTAATCGGTCTAGTTCTAACTTCTGCAACATCATCGCATCTGATTGTGCGAACCATGCACTACCTTTACCATAACCATTTAGATCATGTGTAGTGTGCCGTGCAATTGGAATAGGCCATTCTTCATAACCACTATGTCGCAAGATTTCATCATTTCTACTCCCCTCAACCCAGTAAATAGAGGAGTAAGGCATGTTCTTATTGCCAAGTTTTCCGTTGCGGTCTTTGTTTTCGCACACTAGCCAACAAACAGTATATACAGTTGCATTACCCTTGCCGTCATCGTATGCGTTTTTAATCTTATCGGTACAGTTATCATATCCAAACTCTTCCACGAGTTGGTCGCAAGTCATGTTATACTTCCGCCCAAATGTATTAACCTCACCATTAGCATTGCATTCTAATGCGTAAGTACCGATTGGATACGATGTGAAACGTACACCAACTTTACCATCTGGCATGATTGACATAGGTGCTTGTCCGAATGGTAGTTCCATATAGACTTGGTGAACCACATTGTAGAAATTGGATTTTGCAAATACTGCATACAATATTTCTTCACGCTCGTCTAATACTTTTGCTACATCGCTATTTGCTGCCATGTCGGTATTTTCCATGGTTAGCTTAAACCATTTACGGCTAGGTGGTGTCATTCCACTCATTACACCACTAGCGAATATTTGACAACTTTCCCATGCAATACCAGTAAGGATTTTATCGGTATACAACTTTGATTGGTCTTGTTCGCCATCGAACACCCCAAGGAATGGCAACTGATAATCTCTAATCATCTTCCATTTCTCAACATACTTTTGACGATTTGTGAACATCTGATTGAATTTAGATTTTATTTTCTTGTAGTCTTTTGGCTTAGTTACAGGCTTTTCTGTAGGTTGCCTTGCTAGGCTTGATAAGATAGTACTCATATTAACCGCCTAATGTTGTTTTGCCTGTAGCTTGATTTAAAGCACTAGCCAAGATAGTACTATCATAACCAGCTTTCTTACGCTTTTTATCGGTGAACCATTGTTCATCTTTCTTTTGCGTCATGTCATCAGTCTGTGCAACTGGTGCAGGTGCTGGTGTAGTAACACTTGGTGTCTTAGTTTTCATACACATTCACATTCCCCCTTTACCCAAATGGTTTGTACTCTGTATTCGCTACTCTTCTGTGATTGCCATTTACTTTTTTAGTGACCCTAAATGCAAAGGTCAAGGCTAATGCATCACCTTTATTCGGTGATGGTAAGCCACGTTCTTTCATATCCTTTTTACTTTCAAGTTGGATGCGGCCGTTTTTATCAATGATCGCTTCTGGGCCTACCAAATCATCGTACAAGCCCTGTTCATTAGGAATTGAACCGCCCTCTTTTAGCCATTCTTTCATTTCACCCCACATGTACGCACGCATATTGAGGTACATATTGTTAGGTGATGCACCACCAAAGGCAACTAACCGCCAT